TAGTCTCAGGTTGCAGTCCGGCGTTGGCAAAATTCTCCTGACCAAGCTTAAGTTCAACCGCAGCTGGACGCTTGGTGAAGCTAGCGATAGTCTGCAGTGCGGATTGAAAGTTGTTCTTTAATCCAACCTGGATGGCCGAAATTTCATCCTTTGTCATATGGAATGGGTCCATATTTTTCAACCCATCCATAATTTTGTCACCCACCAAGCCGCGCAGGGTGTTCTCAATATCAGCCTTTTGACCAACAAGGCTACCCGTCGTTACCCTGCTGTATGCGTCAGCGATGGCATCTACGCGCTGTTCAGCTATACGACTGCCGGTGCTGGCCTCCGCCCAAGATTGTACGGCCTCATTCCAATCTTTCTGCGCATTTTCTAGCTGTGCGCGACCCTTGGGCAGCGGCGCTTGCGCCGTGGGGGGTGGAATCAAGCTATTGCCCTCAGGGCTTATGATATTCTGCCCCGGCTTGTAGCCGCCTTGGACGGCTTGCTGGTAGGGCACGGGGGCGTTGTCCATGGTCTTGGGAGGCGTCGTCACACCACCAGCGTCGCTGGCCAGATAACCGCCGCCCTCGCGTATCTTGCCGAAGAAGGGGCTGTTGGCGACGCTTGGCCCGGCCGCCGGGCCGTTACCCGACCCGCTGCCCATGCCAATGGGGTGCGTGAAGTTGAAAGGTTCACCAGTGCCAGCCTCGTTCTCCGCGCGCAGCACGGCCAAATTACGTTGCAAGGTGGCGCCCTCGCGCGCGTTGGCCTCCACACTCGCCAACCGACCGAACCCTGGGATGGCACCAGGAACCTCGCGCGCCACCGGGTTGCCCTGCGCGTCGGAGTCTCGGTAGAAGCCGCCGGACAGGATCGGTTGACTGCCGCCGGGCACCGGCTTGTACGTCATGCTGTAGGGGTCCAGCATCATGGCCGTAGTTCCTGGGCGGTCACCACCCTTCATGATATCTACACCGGCCGCGTGCAGACTGGCCAGCATGGCGTTGCGATGCTCCAGCGTACCGGGCTGGAAGTTGCTGGCGTAGATTTGTGACTCTTCGTACGGCGTCATAGTGGCGCCGAACATCTTCTTAAGTACAAGGCTCGCCACCGTGGCCTTGTTCATCCCCATGTAGCTGTCGCCCTGGCCAGGCGCGCCCGAGCCTGGGGGCGTCTTGGTTGGCGCGGCGCCGCTAGCAGCCAATGCCTGCGCCGTGGCTCCTGTGGCGTCGGCTGGCGTGCCTATGGCCTGCGCAGCCGGCCCGTTGCCTGCAGGAGAATTCATAGCCTGCGCCGCCTGCGCTGCGCCGGGGGCGGTTGCTTGATCCACAGCAGCGCCGGGCTTGACAGGTGGAGACTGCGCACCCATGCCCGGCACCGTTTCGCCACCACCGCCCGCGTCCTGCGGCGATTGCGTGGATGTGCCAGGCAGCCCCTGCGCGACCGTGGTGGTGTCAGGCGTCGGTGGCGTTGCCGGGGGTGTGCTGTTGACAGTGTTGGTACCACTTAACCAGTTGGTGAGCTTACCGAGCATACCGGGTTGCTGAGCCGTCTTAGTGGCGTCAGCCTTCTGCTGCGTCACCTGCCCAGTGGACATTCCACCAAGGTCAGATGCGCTGAGCGGTGGCTGACCTTGGAGCCACCGCAGCATGTTAACCATCTGCAAGGACTGCTGCGCCCCCACGTTGGCCGTCAGTGCCTGGCTACGCTTCAACGCTACGTCCGCACCCAGCCCTTGCTGCGCCAGCACGTCGCGCTGACCTTGCGCCAGGCCGCCACTGAGCCCGCCAGCGAACTGCCCGAGCGCGCCAAACGCGCCCCCACGCTTGGCTACCTGGGGGGCGCCAGCATCCGACATCCCCTTGATGGCATCCAGCATAATCATGCTGTTGGGGTCGTTTAGGTCCAGCCCCAAGCTGTCCATCAGTCCCATTACGAGGTACTCCCGCTACCGCCGAACAGGTTGCCCAGCAGCCCGGCGCCGCTGGCACCCAACCCGACCGCGCTGCCGATGTTGGCCAGGTTGTTGCTGAAGTACGGGGTGGTGACGGCCGTGGTGCCGCCCGCCGTGCCGCCGGCCAGGAAGTTCTCGAACTGCTGGAGCATGCTGTATGGCAGCTGCTGATTGTAGTTCCACTGCGCGACGTTGGCGTTGATACCTTGCTGCTGCTGCGTTTGCAACGCGCTGCCGGCCCCGTACAGATTGTTGAGGTCCGCGTAACCCAGCTGTTGCGTCTGCGGTGCCAGGGCCAACCCTTGGTTCATCAACCCCAAAGTGTTCTGCAGGTAGCCGCCGGCCGACGTATCTGCGCTGAGCTGCTCCTGCGTCCCGGTGGTGTACAGCTGCTGCAGCATGGGGTCGATACCGGCCATGATGCCTTGGCCGGCGGCGAATTGGCTATTGGGGTTGTTCAGGCTATCGTTGCTGACAAACGCGCTCTCAGTGGCCGGCACGATCTGCCCCAACGCCGACTGCATCGTCTGCGTGAAGTACGGGTTGTTGGCTGGGTCCGTCATTCCACCGCTGGTGAACGGCTGCAAGGCCGCCGCACCAGGATTTGACGTCATGCCCAGATAGCCGCCGTTCAGCTCGTTGGTGTTGAAGTTGCTGGCAGCGGGCACCACCGGGCTACCGGATGTCGCTTGGTTGATAGTCCCCTGGATTGCCTCATTCTGTGCATCCGTCATAGGTGCGACGGTCTGCCCCGGGTAGTATTGGGGTGGAGTGCCTTGGTAAAGCGTGTTGGCCGCGTTGGCCGCTTCCGTCAGATACGGCTGGATGTATGTCGGTGGCTCCGCCGTGGTAGTCTGTGTAGCGTTGGTCTGGCTATAGCCCCCGCCTCCCCCTCCACCCAAGTGGCAGAATTTATCGTAACCCCTTGGCCCCCATCGCGTCTCGAACATCACAACACCTTTTCCAAGATCACGTGGGTCTTAACGTACCCGTCGGACTTAAGAACCTTCTCCCATCCCGGGCGCGCCACCGGCTGCATCCGCGCGCAGCCGTTCTCCCGTGCCCAATCCTCCACCACACACAGCAGATCCTTCCAGTCAGGCATGTCGTCCCCCACGCATGCCAGCACCTCGCAAATCTTCAGGCGCGGGAACACGTTGATGTGGGTTATTAACAAGACTTTGATATCTTCTTCGTCGTCCATGCCCACCCACAGCTGGAACCGTCCGTCTATGGCCGCGCGTGCCACGTCCACGGCCTGAAATTTACCGCCGGACCTGCTGCACGCCAGCCCTACCAACGGCCCTAGTCGTGGCCATGCTAGAGTAACGCCGTCCTTCAGAATTATGTAGGGGGTAATTGCCATCACATCGCCAGAACAGCGGCCAGCGCCGCCGCTATGTCGTCAGCTGACATACCGGCCGCGGCGGCCGTCGTAGCGTCTATGGCGCCCGAACCCAGGGCCGCCGCAGCGGCGTCTGTAGCCCCGGCGCCCACGGCAGCGTCTATACCGCCGGCCGCTGCTATGTCCGCCGTGGACATAGCGGCAGTGGAGGGCATAGAGCTGGCATAGAGAGAAAGCAGATCCGGCCCCATGGCTGCGTCTCCAACACCGCCTCCAGTTTCAAGCGCGCCCGCCGGTCCAGCAGACGAAGCTGGTCCCGGCGTAGCCCAGACGCCGTAGGCATCTGCCATGGGGTCCGCCGTGGTGCTGGCCCCCAACGGTGCGTTGGGTCCGAAGATGGGACCGCTAGATCCAAAAAGCCCCGTGCCGTTGCTGCCGCCAGTGAACAGCCCCTTGGCGTTTGATATAGCCGTGGGCGTTAGGCTGGCCAGCGGGTTGCTGCCGGCGCTGGGCATTGTCGGTGCCTGGCCGCCGCCCATGCCGCCGCCCGAAGGGGGGCTTGGCATACGCGCCGGCTGGCTGGATTGCGGCATCTGCGGCCCGTTTATCATGCTCATCAACAGCTGGAGCTGCTGCACCTCAGCAGGGCTCAGGCTGGTGCCTCCCATCGGCGCCGACTGCAAGCTATCCATCAACCCAGCCATGTTTCGCTACCCGTCGATGGTTAGGATGAAATTCTGATCCGTGTTGGCCGTGCTGGCGTGTGTGAAAACTACTGACCCGGCGTTCTGCTGTGTCGGCAGCACGTAGGGCGTGCCATACAGCAACGCTGCCGCGTGTGTCGTCAACGGCGTCAATATCAGAGCGCTGCTGGGGCCTATGCGCGGGTCGGTAACCGTGGTGCTTGTCGCGCCGTTTACAAGGGTGACCAGCAGCGTGTTGTTCATCTTTCCTTTCATTACGTTGTTGATCTTTTCTGCCAGGTTGCGCACCCAATTCTTATGCGCGGCGTCCGAAGGCTTGCTGACGGCCGAACCACCAAGGTCCGCGGCTGGAAATCCAGGGGCTACCGGCGCCGTCATCGGCCGCCCCTCATCTCAGCTTCTATTTCAAGTCCCATGTAGTTCGTCCACGTATGCCCTGCCGGGATTATGGTACGCAGACGCGTGTACCGCCCTGTCGTTCGCTGGGGGCAAGTGCCGAAGGCGTTCATAGACCGCAGCTGGGTGTACGTCACGGTGTCCGTAAGGCGGTCGCGCTTACCAACGCAGATCTGCGGCACGCCACCGTCCACCCACGGGCGGGCGATATCTATGAAAGAACGCTTACCTGGGAAGAATTGTGCTTCCCCAGAATCTATGGTGGCCTGCAGGTTAGTACCCGTCAGATAGTTGACCTTGTGCGTTAGGTCAAACATTCCCATCAGCACGTTGCCGCCTTGCCAGATGCGGCTATCCAGCGGCGCCGGCAAGTTGTCCAAGCTGTAGCCCAGCACGGTGTGCAGCTGGTCCAGCGTGTAGCCGATGGACAGCAGCCGCATGATGAATTCTAAGGTGATATCAAGGATAGACCACCGACCCAGGTCGTAGCGGTGCACCAGAACACGGTTGGGATTACCCCCGCTGTTGCCGGCACCGGGGTACGGCCAGAATATCAGCTTGTTGATAGGATCCACGGCGGAACCCATGCGGCTGATATTGTTCTGATCCAAGTCGGCTAGAAACGTTTTGTCCACCTGGTCCACACCTATCGGCGTAACCGTAAGACCGTCGAACCGACAAAACCCATCTTCCGACAAATAGAACACACTGCCGGCCGCCTGGCACACACTGCCCGGCGCGGGGCAACCCTTGGCGCCCTGGACGGGGTAGAAGTCGAACACGTCCGGCGGCCCGTTGTAGATCCCTCTGAAGAGGGCGTGCTGCTGCAGCACCGCCACGTCGGCATTCGTGAGATTACCACTGATGCCTTGCACAGCTCCGCCCGCACCCGTCAGATCGTTGTAGCTGGACATCACCTGCGCCGCAGCCACCGTGCCAGGCGTGGGCCAGCTGGTGATGTTACCGACAGGGGACCACCATACGCGCTGATTTCGTGTGCCGTTGGTGGTGTCAATGGTGTTGCCGAGCATCAAGAACGCATTCTTGATGACGTCCATGTACATTGCCTTTGGCGGCGAGCCAGCCAGGTCAGCATACGTCGTGCTGCTACCCAGCGTGAACGCCTGAATGTTGTCAGCCCCATCAGTGGCCAGCGCCACGCCGTTGAATACTGAGAAGAACCACTGCCCAACGACAGGTACCGCGTATGGGTGGATAGACTTAGAAACTGGCACCCACCCGCTGGCCACGCTGTATTCGTACAGGTCCTTCTGGTCCCCAGCAAATTGGTAGATATTGCCGCTGAGGTCTATAAAGGCCGCTGCTCCTTGGCAGCGCAAATTCAGCGCCGCGTCGGCCGCGCCGCCGTTGTACTGCATCGGCGCTTGCACGGGGCCGAAGCTGGTGGCCGTTCTCGGCACCACGTTGCGCGCGTTGGGGCTGCCAGGGTTTTGAAAATCCGGCAGGTCCGGCATGTAGCTTGCCACCTTGAGCGGAATGGGTTTGGTGGTCAGCATCAGAATATCGTGGGGCGAATCTTGCCCCGTGCCGAGCGCCGCACCGTTTCGCCCTTCAAGTCGGCCAGGTACCCCTTGCGGCTGGTGCCGGGGGTGCCATAGATAGCTTTTGTCATGGACGCTTCCAGGTCTGCATCACTCAACACTTCCTGAGCCAGGATGAGTTTGGCTTCTGAGCGTATAAGATCAAAAGCATCCTGCGTCCAGCAGTTTGAATCCCCCGGGTTGACAAGGGCGGCGAGTTTCTGCACACCCTCAAAGCCAACTGGGTAGATACTATTGGAAATGGGGTACAGCCGCAGCATCATGGCGCTGAATGCCCAATCCGTCGGCTCCCCTGTGTTGGCAGGATTAACGGAAACGTCGTCCAAATATTCCGTCGTGCGTGGGTTCAACGGATAGCGGTTGCTGCTGATGTAGATCCACGCTTTCTTGATACTGGCGATGCTCGTAAAATCGTAGGCGTTGGGGGTGGTTGTCTTGCCGTAATATTCCTGACCTACGGACGTCACCAGCGGGTTACTGCCGTTTGGGTTGACCTGCAGCAGAAATTGGTTGAAGTAGAAAGACTCGCGCTCCCACCTGGCTATCGCAGATTGAATAGCGTTCTGAATAGGACCAAGGGTAAGTGGGCTGTCGGCCAGGGGGGTCAGTAGATCCTGACGATCGCCGAGTTCGTCGGCTATCTGTTGCTGCAGTGTCAGGTAATTACTGCTGATACCCACCTGGCCGACTCCCGCTCTAGTCGTCTTCCGATTCGCTATTGTTCTTCATGCCCTTGGCGTCGCCGCCAGGGGTCTTGCGCATCGGGTTCTCACCCTGCTCGGGCTTCACTCCGCCAGCCGCCGTGCCAGGGCCTGGCCCCAACATCGGATGCTGGCCCGCGCCCTGCTCCTTGCCACCGTGGAACTCGGCGGTCTCCTTGGGGCTGCCATGGCCGGTGCCGCCTACGGGATTGTCCCCGTAGGTGCGCTCGCCCATGCTTGCGGCCCCTTTGGACTTGGCGCGGTTGGCTTCACGTCGCTTGTTCGCCATCTGTACTGCCTCCTTTCTCGGGCTGCCTACGCGTCGTAGGTGTAGCCCATCATGAGTGCGACGCGACCGTTCTGCCAGACCGTGGGCGCGTGCGCACAGGTCATGTAGATCAAGTCCAGCAAGTTCGAAATCGACGTGTACGCCGCGAAGCTGCTGGCGAACGGCTGGTACCCGATGGTGCCTGCCACCGTGGGGGTGGCAAGACCGCCGGTCTGGGCCACGGTGCTAGCGTTGAGGAACCGCGTCGGGGTGGCCGCGGCCCCCGCAACCTGGTCGCCCAGGCTGAGGGTGATGCCGCCGCCGGTGTCCAGCTGCCCAGCGTCCAGGGTGACTTCCACGATGGAAGGCCCCTGACCGTCCGGGTCGCTGGCGTCGGCCGCCAGATACATGAAGTTGACCGTGTCGTTCAGCGCCAGAGCCGTCGTAAGGCTGGCGACGCTGATGTTGTTCACACCCGCAGCGGAGGGCAGCACCTTGGGCTGCACGCCGGTGAGGGCCTTAGAAGCAAGATAGACAGTCATGTGTTCTGTGCTCCTTTCTTTCTCAGGCGCTTAGTGCTGCGCCGCCCAGGAGGGCATGGTGACGACGCCGAAGTCGAAGGAGTTGAACTCCGTCTTCTTCAGACCGCCGATGAGACCAGCTGACACGCCGAGCTCGTTCTCGTAATCGAAGAGCTCCTCGACCCAGGTGTAGCGCTCCGGGCCGCTGTCGCGACCGAAAGCCAGCATGGCCGCCTGCGCGCCGCACATCACGCTACGGCGCACGTTGGCAATCGCCACCGGGGCCGCGTTGTTGATGGTGGCGTGCTGCACCCCCTGGGTGACGCGCACGTCGCTGTGCATGATGGCGCCGTTGTAGACTCCCAGCGCGCCGTCGAAGATCGGATTGTCGTCGATCTCGCCGCCGGTCATGGCTGCCTTCTGGATGTCCAACCACTGGCCTGTGGACGTGTTGGTCCGCATGTCGGTGACCTGGTAGGGGTGCATGAACACCACCCAGAAGTCCTTGCCTCCGACCTTCACCGGCCGAATGGCCGCGCCCGTGCCGGTGCCGCCGGTGCCGAGTGTGCGCGCCCGCTCGATGGAACGGTCGATAAGCGATAGCACGAAGGTCCACGTGCTGTTCAGATCGTCGTCCATCGTAGAACCGGCAACCGTGTTCAGGTAGTGGCCATTGTCAGGGTAGATAACGGACTGAAGGCCAGTGTACTGAACCTGCGTCTGAACCACGTAGCCGCAGATCTGGTTGAAGAACCAGTTGTCGATGCGGTCCGCCCACCAATCCTTGAGGCCGCTGAGGGCTTCCTCACGAATGCTGAACGGGACGCGCTGCTGCGACATGCGACCCGCCGAACGCACGGCGTGGCGCAGCTGGTTTAGAAGCACGGCGTCGCTGTAGGTGGTTAACGATTCCTCGTTGCCCTCCAACGTGCCGTCGCCCAGGACGCCGGTACCCGACAGCTGCATGCGCAGACCGTAGGTGATCTTGTCGCCGGCTGATTTCTGAAGCTCATCCTTGATCTGGATGATGGACGAACTCGACGTGCCCATGAATTTGGCGGCCCAGACGTTCTTCAGAACCTCGACCGCCAGGCGCTTGGACCACAGCTTGACAGCAAGCGGGTCATTGACGCCATAGCTAGTGACTGCCATTGTTGCTCCTTCCTCTGCGTTGGGTGATAAAGGGGTTTCACTTGCACCGCCGGCTCGCCCGGTGGACCGCGAAACCACCCTTTACCGCAGGGGTGGGAGCGAAACTCTGACATAACGCGGTCAGAGAGCGCGCAAACCAGGTTTACGACCCGGCCTTTCGGATAGCTAACTCGACGCTATCGGATCCTACCTTATACCACCAACGCGCCTAACCGCCCATACCCAACAGTTCCATCCCCTCCTTGGTGGCGATGGCTCGGGCAAAGTCGGCTTCCGACATTTCGGTCAGACTCTTGGCCGTCAAGGCAGGCGGGGTGCCGCCACCACGGCGCCCACTCAGAGTGGTGCCATTGGCTTCACGCCCCGCCAGGGCAGCCGCCACACGCACAGGGAGCTTAACCTCCGCCGCCACAGCTGCGGCCCCACCAGCGACCGCCGCAGCCGCTCCGGCGGCCGTCGGCGTCCACCCCCGGTGCTTGGCCAAGCTGTAGTACACCGCCGCCGGATTTTTGCCGGTGGCCACCGCCCGCTGGCCGATCAGGAAGGCTTCCTGCGCCATGAACGTACGACGCGCCTGCGGTGTCTCGAAGCCTGGCATCAGGGAAAGCTCGGCGTCCCGCGCCTTCATCAAGTGACCCATGGCTTCGTCGTAGCCAGGGTATTCCTCCTGATTGGCGCGCGCCATATTCTCGTGGTAGGTGATGTTGTTGAACACCTCCTGCTTCTGGGTTTGCTGGGTGTGACCCTGCTGACGTTGGACTTCCGTGTTGCCCAGCGTCTGCAGAACGTGCTCCAGCAGGGCCAGACGACCTAGAACATGGCCTCCGGCGTCTTCCTCAAGGGCTGGAATCTTGAATTCCGGCACCTCGGCCGCAGCGGCGCCCGGCTTGACTCCGTCGGCGTTGGCGGGCGAGCCGATGCGACCTTCGGCAATTGCCTTCAGAATGTCATTGGTGCGCTGCTCCAGAATGTCGTACTTTTTCTGAAGATCCTTGCGTCCCGTGCGCTCCTCCAACAGCGCGGCCAGCGGCACCGTCTTGTTCGTGACGTCCGCCGCGCCCACGATGCTGTCCGTGGCCGCACCGCCGGCAACCGTGTCGCCACCCGTCGTAGTGTCTGCACCACCACCGACGCTCACAGTGTCGTTGGCGCCACCCGTTTCGGTGCTGGCGCCGCTGGTTTCGGTGGCTGCGCCGCCCTCAGCCTTCAGTCCATCGTCATCCCCACCGGATTCGAAAAACTTGTTCTCCCCTGAACTCAGCTGGTCCAGCAGATTGGGGCGTTCCTTGCGCTTGGGGGTCGCGCCATCGCCCTCAGGGGGCGTGCGTAAGATCTTAGTGTAGCAGCGTGGCCACATGATATTACCTCCTCTAACGGCTACCGGCCGTCACGGCAAGCGGGGTACCGCCCCGCACGGGTCACTTGGTGCGCCCGGCAAGCTCACCAAAGCGTTCATCAGCCTTGGCCTTCTTGCGCAACTCCTCCAGCTTGGGTATAGCCAGCTGCGTGACTTGCAGCGACAGGCAGTCGCGAGATTCCGGTTCCTCACCGGCGCGCGCCACGCGCGATTTTTCGAACCGCCGAATCTTAACCTTGGCCACCACCTCGAATTCCTCGTCCCCCTCCAGCAGGCAGTCCAACTCATCGTCCATCGCCTGTCCATCCAGCCCCATGCGGTCAAACTGCTCGCCCTCCAGATCAAGGCAGGTGCCATAGGGGTACTCCGGCGGCTCGTAGCTGGGCGCCGTGCCCTCGGCCTTTTCCTCCTTGATCTCCTTCGGGCTGTTCTTCAAGCTGATAAATTTCATTGCGCTGTCTCCTGTCCACCGCCGTTTATGACGTCAAGCGACTGCAGCATCGTAAGCAACGCCTGAGTGCTGGCATCCAGATGCGTGGCGCCGGCCTTAGCCAGATTAAGGATGGCTGTTGAACGATCCAACTCCACCTTGGCGGCAGCACCTTCCTGTTCCTTCAGGGCTATGGCTGCCTGGGTGGCACTGCGCTGTGTCTCGCTTTTCAGGCGAGCGGCCTCCAACGGCGCCTTCTGCCCCTCGGCCTGCGCCTGAGCGGTCAGCAACAACCCTTTGGCTTCCATGTTCTTCGCAGTAGCCTGCGCAACAATCATCTCAGGGCTGGGCTGCTGCGGCGTGGATTGCATGATGCTGGCAATCTTTGCAACCACCGTGGCCGGCAACGGGCTGTACTTCAGCAACTCCATGTAAATCGGCGCCGGCACTGGCATCCGCTGCAAGAACGGCATCAGAGACACTAGCGTACCCCAGATCTGCTCTTTTTGATCAGGGCTGGTGGGCGTATCATCAACAATGATGTCGTATTCCACCGTGTCGGGCTGGCGCACCAGAGGCACGTACTGGGCTTTATCCTGACCAACGATGCGTATCAGACGATTATCCGACATAAATTCAGTGATGTACCACAACAGAAGACGCCCTTGCTGCTTGCGATACCGACGCAGGTTGTTGAATATACCTGCCAGCACCGTCATACCAGCTTTCTTCCGCATCTGCTCCAACACACCCGGCTGGTCCTGCTCAACCATGCCCAGCGTTTCAAGGTTTACGCCCGTGGTGTCACGTATAGAGCTGAGCGCCAGCTGCAGTAGATCACTAAGACCGGCCGGCAGCTGATTCTGCGGCCGGGGCATGATACGCTCGTCCCTCACAGCCCCCGGCGCCGCCCAAATGATGGACGTGGGGTCGGCCCAGTTTTCCTCAGCCTCGTCAGGATCGTCAAAAGCGTCCAACTCAGCAATGATGCCGCCCTTGGCGCCCGTATTGATGATGTGCAAGGTCTGCGCAAGCCATTTGTTGGCCCAGCGCTGCGGGTCCATCATCGCCTTGACGATGCCGTAAAACGTACCCTTGTTGCGATTACGGTCACCAGTGATGCACTTCCAGGTAAAGCCGCCCTTGTCCGGCCCCTGCCACTTCTTAAGTAGCTTGGCCCCCAGCAGCGCGCGCCAGTATTTACGGCGCTTCTGCTTCACAGCCAAGGGCTCACCTTTGCCCAGCATACTCAGACGTTTGACGAGCACTTCGTACTCATCAGGCTCCATCGTTATGTCTTGACCAGTAAATGGGTCTATCAGACGTACGACGTCTTCGTATTCCCACCACTGAACTTCGACCAAGCGTACCCGGCTACGCTGCTTGTCCACCTTACCGGACTGGTCTATGCGGTAGAATGGTGCCAGCTGCGCGTTGTGGGGGTCGTGGGCTTCTGCAGACCAGTCCTCAGCCCAACCGGCGTGCAGATCTTCCTCATCCATGCCCTCAGGTAGCAGATCCAGCGCATCCCGGCTCGGCAGATCCTTCACGCGAAATACCCGACGCGCGTCAGAAATATTCTTTTTCGTAGCGTCGGCATCCCACAGCATCTGTATGGGGTCCATGCGCTCAATTACGATGGAACCGTCAGGATTCTCATCATAATCCATGTAGGTGTCAACCCACCCCATGCCGCACGTCACAACGTCTAGAAAAGCGTCACTCTCTTCATCCTCAGCGTCGCATTCATCACGACACCAGCGGGCGCCTTCCGT